ACTCTTAAAGCACTGTACAGAGAGCGAGTTGAAGCAAAGCAAGACTTGCCTTCTGAACATTTTAATCTGTTTAAGGGAAACAAAACAAAAATAACAAGGAGCAAATAACATGTCACAAGAGACAAGAGACGTTACAGTCAAAAAAGAAGGTAACTTACCAGCAGAGTTGAATTTTATTCAAGATGCTGGAGCTGGACTTGAGAATATGGATAAAGATGACTTAGCTTTACCATTTCTTAAGTTATTACAAACAGGTTCGGATGAAACTAAAAAGAAACATGCGAACTATGTGGAAGGAGCTGAAGCAGGAATGTTCTACAATACAGTCACTAAAAAACTGTATAGTGGAGAAAAAGGTATTGAAGTAATACCTTGCTTTTATAAATTAACATATCCTGAATGGGCACCTTTCGAAAGAAAAGAAGGTAGACCAATTAGTCCTGATAGAGGTCCTGAAATTTTAGCTAAAACTAAAAAGGATTCTACGGGAAAAGATGTTTTGGAGAATGGAAATCAAATTCTTAAAACTGCAAATCATTTTGTTATAATTAATGGGGAAAGACCAGAAAAAGCCTTAATGGCTATGAAATCTACTCAATTAAAAGTGAGTAGAGGTTGGAACTCTATAATTAAGGATGAGTTTGAAACTGATCCTCAAACTAAAAAGTCTATACCGGCTCCATCATTTTCAAGAATTTATAAATTAAATTCTGTGGAAAATTCTGGAAGTTTTACTTGGCACGGATACAAAGTATCTTTGTTAAGAAAAGTGGATAATGCAGCCATCTATCAGATGGCTAGAGAATTCCATAATTCTTTAAAAGCAAGTAGCGCCAAAGCAGAGACAAGAGAAGAATCTAATTATTAGATTCCTCTAGTTTTAGAGGATAGGGGCAGCAAAGCGAGAGTGGAACTGCCCCGACCCGGGATCATTATGGAAAAAGAATTTATAGAATTATTTAAAGGATATGAAGGTGACTTCGGCATGGCGGACATGTCTAACACTTCAATAGACGCCGACAAAAATAAAATTAAACCAAATTATGAATGGGCAGGTCGCCCAATAACAGACCATGATTATCTAGATCATTTAGCAGGTAAAAAATCAATTGGAATTCAACCCTGTAGAATAGACAAAACTGTCCAATTTGGGTGTATTGATATTGATCCACCAGATTATGGCACATTCAAAGTAGAAAATTATTTAGCACTCTTCCAACAATATAAATTACCTTTAGTTCCTATACTTTCTAAAAGTGGTGGACTTCATTGTTATATATTTTTAACAGAGCCTATTCCAACTATTGATTTAATAGAGGGATTAAAAGCTTTTCTATTACCACTGGGATTAAAACCTACTACTGAGGTTTTTCCTAAACAGAAAGAATTACAGAAGGACGATAAAGGAGACATTAAACCAGGAAACTTCATTAACCTACCCTACTATAATAATGGGGGATCCAACCGATATGCAATAGATAAAAATAATTCTAAACTATCTTTAGAAAAATTTATAGAATTTGCTAATGCTTCTAAAATTAACAAGGAAACTTTAGATAAATTAGTAGAAGAAACTCACAGAAACATATTACTCGGAACTAAGCCAGAGTTTGAAGATGGTCCTCCATGTCTAGCGCTGTGTTCTAAAACCAAATTAGATGATGGAAGAGATAGGTTTATGTATAACTACATGGTCTTTGCTAAAAAGAAATACAAAGACAAATGGCCTGATCAAGTATCAGCAGCAAACTATAGTTATCTTCAAGATCCTTGGGACAAAGCCAAACTAGATTCCAAACTAAAAGCATGGAAAGGAGAAACAGCAGGACATACCTGTTATGAAGAACCTATAAAAGATAAATGTATGCGAGGTCTTTGTTATAAAAGACCCTTCGGTGTAAAATCGGACAGCGTTTCCATATTCCCAGAGATTCAAGATTTTGAAATGATTGCTTATGCAGAACCAGAGTATAGGTTTAATGTAGTTATGCCTAGTGATGATAATATTCAAGTTATTATACCTAATACAAAATTAATGACGCGACAGAAAGAAGTACTTGATTTAGTGTGGCAACAAACTGGAGTTTATTTTGAACCTTTAAAACCAAAAGAATTTAGAGCAAAACTAAATGAATGGCGTAAAAATGGTCAAAAAATTACACCACCTAAAGGAACTCAAATTGATGATAGACTTGAAGAAGAACTATTTCAATACTGTATCAATGGTCCACAGGCTCAGCAAAGAACTCAAATTCATAATGGGTCTTGTTTTACTGAAGAAGGATTTCATTACTTTAGATTTAATTCTTTTATTGAACACCTGGGTAATGGATGGAAGATTCCAGAAGAAAAAATTGCACAGAAATTAAAAGATAGAAGTAAAGTAGAGTTTGATCATTCATTAAATGTGGATGGTAAAACTCTTAAAGTATGCAAGGTAGTCCAATTACATGTGGATAAAATCGAATACAAACCAGTAGACAGAAAAGGAGCTAACTATTAATGAGCAGCTATAAAGTATTAGGCCCACCAGGTACAGGAAAAACACGAAGACTTTTAAATGAAGTACATAAATATGTTCAAAAAGGTACACCCCTAGATAAAATTGGCTACTTCGCTTTTACTCGTAAGGCAGCAGGAGAAGCCCGAGACAGATTTCTAGCTAAGAATGAAGATCTAACTAAAAAAGATATAAAATATTTTCAAACTCTTCACTCGTTAGCTTTTAATAATCTGGGGCTTAAAGAAGAAAATGTAATGCAGGAGGGTAACTATAAAGCAATTGGAGAAAGCTGTGGTATTCAAATTAAATATGCAGCCTATGAGACCAACAACTTTAATGGAATTTTTTCGTCCAACAGTGAGTACTTAAGTCTTATTAATTTAGCCAGAGTTAAACAAATTTCTGCAGAACAACAATTTGATTTAAATGAACACTTAACTTGGATTACTAGAGGCAAACTTATTGCTATTGAAAAAGAAATAAATAATTATAAACAAACCCACGGTCTAATTGATTTTACCGATATGGTTCAAAAATTTTTAGACAAAGGAAAGTCTCCACCATTTAAAGTTATATTTGTTGATGAAGCACAAGATTTATCACTGATCCAATGGTCAATGATTAAAAAAATTGAAGAAGAAACTAAATGTGATGTGTGGATAGCCGGTGATGATGATCAAGCTATCTTTGGATGGGCTGGTGCGGATGTCAATTCATTTATTAAATGGCCAGCGAGAAACATTGCATTAACCAAATCTGAAAGAGTACCTAGTTTAGTTCAAACAAAAGCTTTAAATATTATTCAACGGATTTATTTTAACCGAATCCCTAAAGATTATTTACCAAGAGATATCCCAGGAAATATTTATCAGCGATATAAAATAAATGATATTGATATGACCAAAGGGGACTGGCTAATATTAACCAGAACTAAATCTTTATGGAAACCAATCCCTCCTTTTCTAAAAAGAAAAGGGCTGTATTTTAATACAGTCGAAGGCAATAGTATAGGAAAAGCTTTACATGAGGATATTCAAACCTGGAATGAATTTAAACAAGGACTCGCTCCTCCAGATATAAAAAGACAAAGACTAGAAGAAATAACAGGAGACAAAAACTTTGATATTAATTTGAGTTGGGATGCAGCATTTAAAAATATTCCCCTTACTAAACGGGAGTACATGAGAGCCATGATTAATAATGAAGAAGATTTATCTAAACCTCCACGAATAAAAGTTTCTACCATTCACGGAGCTAAAGGTGGTGAAGCAACCAATGTAGTTTTATTTTTAAATCAAACGGCGAATACTATCAAAGGATCAAAAAAATCTCAAGCAAAAGAAGAAGAAGAATTCAGAGTTTGGTATGTAGGAATTACACGAACAATGGAAAATTTATATTTAATAAAATGTAAAAACAAAATGAAGGAGTTTAAAATATGAATTTAACAAGCGACTTTATTTTACTATCAATGATGACTTTTTATTTTGGCATCAAACTATATTTATATTTTATATTATGAAAAACCCATACGATAAACAAATCGGCGGATCACATTATCAGAAATTTAAAATTCAGCCAAGTAAATTTGTAATTGAAAATGAGTTGCTATATCCTGAAGGATGCGTTATAAAATATATCTTGAGACACAGATTGAAAGGAAAAAAAGAAGATTTAAAAAAAGCAATTCACTTTATTGAAATGATTATTGAAAGAGACTATCCCGATGTATAAACCATTACCGCCAAGACTTACAATTAAACCTTCTTTAATTAATGGGTTAGGACTATTTGCAACCGCAGGTATTGCTCAAGGAACTAACTTAGGAACTACTCACATAAAAGTAGATGGAGAACTTATTAGAACTCCTTTGGGAGGTTTTATTAATTGTGATGAAAACGCAAATTGCGTTAAAGTAGAAATGAGAACCGAAGGTTCTATTAGTGACAAATGGAATTTAGTAACATTAAAAAATATTAAGGAAGGAGAAGAACTTACATTAAAGTATACGTTCTATAAAATAAATGATTGAAGCACAAACTGAATGGGTTAAGCCTGAAGAATTTCCAGATCTAAGACAAGCAGATACAATTGCTATAGATTTAGAAACATACGATCCAGATTTAAAATCTAAAGGATCGGGGTCTGTAATTAAAAATGGAAAAGTTGTAGGAATTTCTGTAGCTGTCGATGGTTACTCAGGATACTTTCCGTTCGACCATGAAGGAGGAGGGAACCTCGAAAAAAGTAAAGTAATTCAATGGTTTACAGACATTTGTCAATCTCCTGCCGATAAAGTTTTTCACAATGCAATGTATGATGTGTGCTGGATTCGCTCAATGGGAATAAAAATAAATGGAAATATTTATGACACCATGATTGCAGCATCTTTAGTCAATGAAAATAGATATAGATTTGATCTTAATAGTTTAGGTTGGGATTATGTTGGCCGAGGTAAAAATGAAACAGAATTAAATAATGCAGCAAAAGAATGGGGCATCAATCCTAAATCGGATATGTGGAAACTTCCTTCAATGTATGTTGGAAAATATGCTGAACGGGATGCAGAATTAACTTTAGAGTTATGGAAAGTCATGCAGAAAGAATTAAGCGACCAGGATCTAGGAGCTATTTTTGAATTAGAGACTGATCTTTTTCCTTGTCTGGTTGACATGAGATTTCTTGGAGTGAAAGTGGACGTTCAAAAAGCTCATGAAGTGAAGCGGCAATTAACATTACAAGAAGAAATGTTACTCCACAAAATAAAAAGAGAAACAGGCCAAGACATTCAAATATGGGCAGCAAGATCCATTGCCAAAGTTTTTGAAAAACTAAACCTACCTTTTGACCGTACCGAAAAGACAAACTCTCCTTCATTTACAAAAAACTTTCTTTCTTCTCATGAACATCCTTTAGTTAAGATGATAGCAGAAGCGAGAGAAGTTAACAAGGCTCATACTACATTTATTGATACAATTATTCGATATGAACATTTAGGTAGAATCCATGCTGATATAAATCAAATTAGATCAGATAATGGGGGTACTGTTACTGGAAGATTTTCTTATTCAAACCCAAATTTACAACAGATTCCTGCTCGTAATAAAGACTTAGGTCCTATGATTCGATCCCTTTTCATTCCAGAATCAAATTGCGAGTGGGGATGCTTTGACTACAATCAACAAGAACCAAGATTAGTAGTTCACTATGCATCCCTTGATCAAGACGCAAGCGTCTTTAATGTACAAAATGCTTATAAGGAAGGTGACGCAGACTTT